GCATCAATCTCAGCAATACGCACACCGAGCTTTGCAATAGCCGCTTCATCACGAACATAGACATACTCGGTTTTATAGTGATTCGCAGGATTATCCCAAGCCACTTTTGCAACAGTGTGTCGATCTCGCGCACGAGTGCCTGTGTATTCAAACAGACCATCGATAACATTGGCACGGGTATAAGTGAAGTAAGTATCTTGCGGAATATCAGCATCACAAACAATGGAGTTTCCATCCCAATATGAAATCGCACGGAATACACCTGCCAGTTTACTGAGAATTGCATAAGCATCTTCGGTAGATTGCAGATATACGTTACAAGTAAAGCGTGGCTCTTGACCACCTTTGCCATCATTCACCATTTGGTCGCAATACTGTGCAAGGCGATACAAAGACCATTTGTCTAGCATTGCAGCCGTTAATCGATCACCCAAAGCATAGCGTTTTGATGTGCAAATGTCGTAATAAATCCATGCAGGGTTATTGGTATAAGCACGCTTGAATGTGCCATCCCACATGCCTGTATAAGTACGCGCAACAGGATTGTAATTTGACGGTACTTGAAGCTTAACCCCTTTTAAATCAACCGCAATTTTTGCAACATTGGAAAATGTTTCAGCATCATATTGCAAGCCAAGCATCGCAGTGTTTGGATAACTAAGCTTTAGGTCGATGACTTCTGTTAATGCATCCACATACATCTTGTCGCTGATATATTCTGATGTTGAATTAGGCGTTAATCGACGGACGCGGATCGTCCAGCCGCTATCAGATTTTGGCAAATCAATACGGTGTGAGCGTTCATAGTTTTCTGATGTTTTATCTGAAATCTTGGTGTTTAAGACTTCTACCCATGCGCCGCCATCTGTCTGTAGGTCAATCGCATATTGAATCGTAATGCCGTTTACATCGCCATTATCGGCATTTTGTTGGCGTAATGGTCCCCACTTAAAGCGAACACGCACCGCATCTAAATCGGTATTTGAGATAGCGCGAACCCAAGGCGTGCCAGAAACCAATTCGACATTAATCGCTGTTTCAGACGAAATATCAGGAAAACCCTCAATGTGTGTTTGATCGTTCGTACCATGTCGAAAATCAAACTGAATATCCTGAAAATTTGATCCACCATTCGGGTTGTGAAGTGGCGTTTCTTCTAAATAAACAGACTGTAAACCATTCGCCAAGCCTTCGACTTCACCTTCCGATAAGCCATACAAAATTTTAATATAGGTTTTAGATTGTGCTGAATCGGGTGCGATTACTGCCTTTCTTGTTTCACCACTGCCTTTCTTTGCGCCTTTAATTACTGCGTTCATACATTTCCCTAGACAATAAAAAAGGCGCTTATTGCGCCTGTGTTTTTTGATTTTTGATTACTTTTTAGGAAGCTCTAATCCATAAATCATGTGATCAATTTGATCTCGTGTTGTAATTTCACCCTTAATGACTTTCAGGTGAACAATTGCACGATTGAGATGGGTTTCATCTTTTGTCTTAAAAAACGCCTCGATTGACTTTTCAGCCATAACCGCTTGACGCATGTTTGGCAATTTTTGCTGCTCAATGTGTTCAAGAAGGCTGTTTAGCTTCTTCTTTAAATCAACAACATCCGCAGAATCTGTTTCAAAAATAACTTCCATGATAAACCTCTTAATTACATTAAATCTTCTGGGTATTGTCCAGCACTTGCGATAAAGCCACCGACTTCACGCTGACCATACAAAACTGGCACTGGATTGCCTTGTGCCGCCGTAGTGACTGCACCGCCAAAGCCTTTGTTTGCCTTGTTGCCATCTTGGTTTTGGTCTTGATTTTCAATCTTGGGCATTAGCATTTGAGCAATACCACCAACCATCATACCAATACCTGCACCAATCAAGCCTGCTCCAAGCGCAGCGCCACCGCCCAATGTACCCACTGTGACTAATACCCCGACTACAACCAAGACAGCACCCAAGACAGTTTGTATGATACCCCCATCACCACCCGCACCTTTTACTTTTGGCACTACTTTAATCACTTTGGCGCTTGTGTTCATGTCAATTTCGGCTTCAGAAATATTTTGCTCATCTTGAAATACTGCGAACTCTAAACCTTGTTCATGCGCATGTAGCATAAAGTGTTCAAAGCCTTGTACTTGAACCGATAAAGCACGCATGGCTTCACGGGTATTTTCTACATCGAGCCGAAACTCTTTGCCGAACCTTTTGGCTAAAATGCCGTATAACTTAATTGTTTTTAACATATCAATCCTCACAGTATCGAAGTTTCCCGTACACCATTACTGCTGACGACTCTTGCTCTTTGCACTTCTCTTGTTTAGTTCGATCTATGTTGTTCATGCTAAATGCCGCAGCCACGCAAAACAAAATAAACCCAATAGTTATTAGTAGTTTATTTTTCGACATATCGAACCACCTTTGTTTTGGTAATAAAAAACCGCCTTATTTGGCGGCCAGTTTTTCAAAATATTCAGCTATTGGTTTATATACCTCTTCTACTACTTGATGAGCAGGTGCAGAGTTTTTTTCACGCAAAGGGTAATCAAACCCAATCAAGAGACTATTGTGATGGATGGTTTTATTGACCAAGCTCAAATACTTCAAAAAAGGCATACCGTTCACATCAGGATCATTGACGCTTTCTGGTAAAAGTCTGATGTTTGGGTTAAGTTGTGCGAGATTATGATTAATCTTTTGATTTGCTTTAAACGTAGTATCGCCAGTATCTTGGTGCATATCTAATAACAATATATCCATACTTATTCTCGCAAGTTCTTGTATCGCACTATTTTAACAGTTCTTTCCTGCCATTGCTGACCAAACACTTCACGCACGGATTTACGGCCATATGGATGATGTAAAATGATTGACGAGCCAACACAAGATTCTGTTTGCTCAGACTTCAATTCGGTCTGATCGCCAAGCCAAATTACTGCATGGTTCACATGCTCAGTACGTCCAACACGGCACAATAAAACATCACCGTATTGCATGTCGCCAACTTCAATAAAGCCCGCCTCACCAAAGCCATCTAAATAGAGCGACTTATTCTCTTTGGATTCCCACCACGCATCCTCTCGTTCAAAATCAATTAACTTGATGCCAAGTTCACGCTCGTAAAAATCACGCACGATTGAATAGCAGTCTTGAATACCGTGAATATAGTTGCGACCAACAAGCGGTGCTTTATATCCGCACGGCTCATACACTTGAAATTCAATGTCGGGATATGCACAGACAACCCATGGCTTTTCATGTAGCTCAATCTGAATTAAATCAATATCAGATGCGCGTGCTGAAGCATTCGGATGTGAATGCACATAGGCTTGGATCTCGCCTAAATCTTCAGCCTTGGCTAAATCCTCGTGATGAATTTCAAATTGATCTTTATGATCTGAAATGTTGCGGCATGGGATGTATTCTTTATTCACAATCACACCGCAGCACTCGGAAGGATAAACCTCAGCAGCATGTGCTTGGATTGCTTTTTTAAGTTTTGCGGTTAATTTCATCACATTAAACTCGACGCTGGAAAGCCGCCAAAGCGGATTTCATTATTGCGAATACGGCATGAAGATAAGCGACCTGAACAACGATCTAATGCAGGGTTGTCTGTCGGCTCGTCTTTTTCAGTGAACATTGCCGCACCTGTAAATTGACATTCTTCCCCCCTGTAGTTACCCATCGCACACCAATGACAGTAATTGGAAATCTGTCGAACTGGAATTTTCAGACCTTCAAAGTCGATAGGGTTTGAAAGCTCAAAAGTTACTGCGTTGGCATTTTCGGAAGTCTTTTGCTCGATATACCAAAGCTGTTCTTTGGCTTCATTTGAAGCGGATGAATTGCCTGCACTAAAGTTTTCAGCATCAAGGTACTTGGCAAGTGTGGTAATAACTTTGAGTTTTGCGCCTGCAAAGTCACCAAGCTGTAAACAAAGAGCAGAAACTGCGTTTTGAATACCGCCAATATTGTTCGCCATGCTTAAAGTTGGCGCTGAGGCTTTACCATCCGAGCGCATTTCTAAGCCCGATACTTCCAAAGCCATCGGCTCAAAGGTTTGACCTTGCCAGATGATGTTTCGATACCATGTCTTTTCATCGCTTAAATCATAGACTTTGCCAATTAAACCTGTATCCGCGCCGATTAATTCACTTGAGCCGATGGATGTATAAATGCGCTCCCAATCTTCATAAGAAATATGGCCGTGAAAACGCAAAATGCCCGCACCTAAAGCGCGAGCATCGAGTTCAAACAGCGTAATCAGGCCATCGACATACAGTTTCTGAAAATCACTGTTTAATGTCATATCAAAACCCCATTAAAGTGTTAGTGCTTGCGACCAAAGCTCATCAATTTGAGATGAAGATAACCCCATCAGCGCTGCCATTACGAAAAGACTGCTATTATTTCGCTCAAACACCGTAGCATCCTGCCATTCGATTTGAATAATTTGACGCTGCATATCATCTTCGATTTGATTAATAAGCGCTTCAATATCAGCAAGA